CCTCCAGCAACTACAGCATCACCTCTAGCACCTGCTGAGTAGCGTTGCATACTTGAAGCCATCTTTGATGCAGGAATTACATATTCGTCTTCTCCAGCCTCTCCTATGACTCCTACAGTTGGTCTTGTAACCATTCCTCCTGAAGAAAAGTAATTAACAGCCTCGGTAGGTACTTTTTTAGGAGCACCTCCAAAATTAATTCCTCCTACATAAGAAGAAATTGCAGATTGAAGCAACATGCTTCCAATACTCTTAGCAATACTTCCGAGGCTTTCTCCTAGTGATTTCGTTCCTTCAATTAAACCTGTAATTGCATTAGTTAGACCTGTTGCAACTGTGTCTTTTATTTGAGTCCACAATTCAAGTTGTTTTCTAAGTGATTCTTCTTCTTTAACCGCATCTGTAACCTTTACTCTTTGATTTGCTATCTGTTCCTCCTGCACAGCAGTCAATTCTTTATTATCTCCAAGCACTTCTTTCGTGATAGCTCTCATTCTTTTTTCTATTTCAGCATGAGTAGTTCCACCTTTTAATGTGTCTTCTAAAACTTGTCGCTGTTCAGTTAAATCTTGTAATTGATCTTTTGTGATTTGGTTAACAGTTTTTTCAACAAGTAACCCTGCCTCCTCTAAATCAAGAATTTTTTGCCTTTCTTGTTTTAATCTCAGGATGTAATTAATAGCTTCCGTTTTATTTTTAAAAGTTTGTCCCTCTACTGTTACACCTTCATCACTTTCTCTATCAAAGGGCAGTTTTTGAATATCTATCCATTTTTGCTGTAACTCATTCATTCTTTCATCTGTTCCTGCTTTAGTAGTCACCCTTGTTCTGGCTCCTAATCCTCCATCTCTATCCAACAAATTAAATCTATTAGCAACCCAAACAGCAAATCTCGCAAGGGTAGCCTGAATCCCAAGTATTGCTCTATCAAAATCGTTTTTCCATTTAGTGGTAGCTTCTCCCCATTCTTTAAGTCCTTGGACACCTTCAGCTCCAATAATGCGAGCCATCTGCCTTGAAGCTTCACTTAAAGCATCTGTTTTACTAGCTACATCTACATAAGCTTGTATTTGTTGTCCAATAGCAGTTCCTCCTACTCCCATTGCGGCAACAATGGCATCAACATTAGGTGTGAATTTATTAAAGGCTTGTCCTAATGCTGTTATTTTTCCGACAAATTGATCAATCTGTTGTCCTAAAGCACTTAGTAAAATCTGAGCACCAAATCCTTTACCTCCTTTCTGTGCTATTGCACCAGCTACGCCACCTCCGACAGACCCAACGCCTCCTCCAAATAACATTGGGAAACCAGCTCCAAGCATTAAGTTTTCTCTAAACCTCATATTTCTTTGCTGCTTAGAACTTCTCATTCTTTGAAGCCTTGACCATGCTTCATTACTTACTGGCCCTTTCCATTTTGTTCTTTCATTTCTTCTAACAGCAAGAGGAGATTGAGTAGTTGCTGTTTCTCTTTGTGCAGCTAAAGACATTGCTGCGTCTTGTTGTTGTTGTTTTGTTAATGCAATACCTTGATTCAAACGTCTATAGATAGCTTCTCTTTCTTGTAATTCAGCATTAATACGACTTTCTAGTTGAACAACAGATCGAGCAGCATTTTCATATTCTTTTCCTTCTGTTGTAACTTTTTCCGCTAAACGTAATTTAGCGTCCCCTAAATTTCCTTCTAAACTTGAAAGAAGACCAGCACCTTTAGCACCTGGCCCTGCTGGACTTCCATATTGAGTCCAAACTGGCCCCTTCATCATTGCGTCTTGATATTGCTTTGCTAAAAGAACTCTTTGTCTTGTTTCGTCTGTTATTGCATTTTCTATTTCTAAAATTTGCTTTGAAATAAGTTGAAGTCTTCCTTCATCTCTTATTTCTGTATTTTTAAGTTCAGCTTTTTTCTTGGCTTGTTGAAGTTCTAATCTTTCAATACTTGAAGGGCCACGCCTAGCAGCCATTACATCTGGTCTATCAAGTGCTTGACTCCAAAGATTTTTACCAACTTGCCCAGGGCTGATTAGCCCCATCATCATCGCACCAGCGACGTTATACATCTCCTTAAACATCCTTGCGACACGATTGATCGCTATAGCTGCTTGACGTTCAAATGCAGTAAAAGCTTGTGCAGCAGAAATGATTTGATTTAATCCGTTCCATGCAAGAGTCACTCCTGTAATCCCTTCTAAAATTTGTGCTGTCCAACGTGCATTAACAGAAATATTTTCATTTAAAAATTTCCCTAATAAAGGAATCTTTTGAAGAAGACGACCAAATGCTTTATCTACTACAGGAACTTTCTTGGCTAAAGCATCAATACTTCTAGCAGCACCTATTTTTCCTAATCTTGTTCCTAAAGCTTTCTTTCCTGCACCTCCTATTGCTCCAGCCACTCCTCCTAATAGTCCTAATCCTCCTTTTGCTGCTTGTTTTGCAAGATTTAATGCTTTTACTGATCCATTAATATCTGCATTTATAAGAGCTGTTCCAATTCTTGATTTAGCTAATTCTTTGTTGTATTCAAATTGTGCTTTCTTAACTCTTACTGTTGCTTCAACCCATTCTTTAGTTCCTGCACGACCAACTACTAATTCTTCTTGTTCTTTTTTTGCATCTGCTAGATTCTTTCGGAGATCTGATAAACCAGAACCTCTTGTTCCTTGCATCTGTTGTGTAACTTCTTTTATCCGAGTCTTTAATTTTTCATAATTTTCACCACCTATTTCTACTAACTCAAAGACTTTTTGTAATTCAGATTTGTAAGCAGAAAGTTGAGAAACCGATTTGGTAGCAGTCGTAAAAGTAAGTAATTTTTGAACATCTTGAAATGCTTCCGTTCCTAACGCTGGCTTTTCATATAATTTTCTTTGAGCTTCAAATCTTGCTATTTGAGCGAGTCTAAGTTTTTGTTCTGTCTTTTCTTGAGCTTGAACTGCATTTGTAAATAAAGCAATTTGTTTTTTCGAAAGTGAAGCATTTGAAGCAACTCTTGCAAAAGCAGCACTTTGACGAACCAATCCAGCTTCGTTGTTTGCTAACGCTGTTGTTCCGTTTACGACTCCTTTAACGCTGTCATCTACGGCTTTTTTGTAAGCTCGCAGCTTTTGCATAGCCAGCTCTAAAGCTGGCGATTGTTTCATCTCCTGTCTTAATCTTGTATTGTTAAGTTCATTTACGGTTACAGATGACTTAGCTAAGTCTTTTAAGACACTATTTAATTGCTTTGTGCTCTTGACAACCCTATCAATACTTTTTTGGCCTTTTACTCCAATATCTATAATTCCCTTTGCTATAGCGTCAGCCACGACCTAAATCCCTAATATTCCAATAGTTTACCTACTCCTACGGATTTTTTGCATTTCTTTCTCTTGATCTTCGTTAAGAACTTGAAAATACGCACTCCAACCTAATATCTCAGCCAAAGTCATTTGACGAATTTCTGTTAAAGATTTACCTAACTCTTTTGCAATACCAAACT